AATATGAATGACCTCTAAGGTTGCAATAATTTATGTACAGTTTATTGACAACATTTGTGCTTAGTAATAAAAAACAAATATGAAAACAATTGGAAAGGAATGGGAAAACTTCTCAGCAGATCATTTGAGTCCATCTCAGTTAAACAAAAATACTGACCAATGGTTTTGGGATTACAAAGTTTTAACTGCAGAACAAAGAAAAAAATTACCACCGAATGCTAAGATGGTATGTGGTGGTTGGGTAGGACAATGTTTACAAGATATTATAGTTCACAATCTAACAGTAGAAGAAGTAATTGAAGGTAAGAAAAAATGACAGATCCAATCATGTTACAACTAGCAAAACTACAAACTCAAAATAGAAATTTTGAAGAAGATAATAAAAGATATTCTAAAAAACTTTTAGAAAGAGATGAGGAAATACATAATTTAAAATTAGAGATTCAATCTTTAAAAGATGAGTTATTATTTACAAACCATAAATTAAAAAAGGAAGGAACAAATAATGAAACTAAAACCACAAGTACCAGAAGAAAAAAATAAAGGTTCTTTTAAAACCAGAAGACTTGAGTGCATAGAAAACCTAGCCTCAGAAGTTAAAGGTATGGATTTTAAAGGAAAAGAATATTTAACAGTAGCTGTTAGGCATAATCATTTATTAAAATATTTTCCAGAGTCTAGAATTGAAGAAGAAATAGTTTTCCAAGATGATAAGAAAGTAATTTGTAAAACAGTATTATACATTGGTGAAACTCCATACTCTACAGGTCATGCAGAAGAAAAAAGAGATAGTTCATTTATTAATAAAACAAGTGCACTTGAGAATGCAGCAACTTCAAGTCTAGGAAGATGCTTGGCATCATTTGGATTACATGGCACAGAATTTGCAAGTGCTGAAGAAGTAGGTAATGCTATTTTAAATCAAAATAATAAAGATTCAATACAGAGTAAAATTAAGAAACAAACAACTGAAACAAAGTTGACTAAATTATTCTCTGATTGGAAAAAAGAAAATGATTCTATTGAAGAATTATTTAAACAACAAGAAAAACAAATCCAAACTCAAGGAGGACAAAATAATGTCGGATGGTAATGCAAAACAAAAGGACTGGGTTTTATTTCCATACAACCCAACAGATGAAAGAGCTATTAAAATTGATTTCTCAGGAAATGTTATTTTAGATAATGGCAAAAAAGGAACTATACTTGGAACTAAAGGAGTATCCAAAGATGGTAAAACTAAATTTGTTAGAATCTTTGCTCAAGTTGGTGTGGTATTCAAGGGAGATGATAAGTTTACTGGTGAAATGAATTACTCAGAAGCTGGTGGAGAAAAAGGTTTAATTGGATGGACCAATGATGAAGGAACTATTTTATCTGGTTACAAAAATGAACCAAGACCAGCACAACCAAAAGTTCAAAGTAAAGAAATTCCTTTCTAAATCTGAAAGTAGTTTTTTTAATTTTGGCTATCTTTACAAGTGATGGGAAAATTAAATATGAAAAAATACCTTTCATTATTAGCTCCCAAAATCCTATCACTTGTGAGGAAATGTTTCACAAGAAAGTTAAATTTGTTGAGAACCCAGATTATAAACCAGGCAACAATCAAATTTGGGTTTTAATAAAATATAAAAAACAAAATGTTTTTGCTCACTTTTGCAAAGACAAAGAAGGAAATTATGTCAGATAATATAAAATTTATTAATGAAATAGAGAGGCTGCTAAACGAAAAACAAAATGATTATGGTCACTTTGATAATACATCTTATGTTATGGCAGGAATAATGGAAAAATATTTATCAGTTCATAACAACAAAGAGATTAAAGTTCCTTTAAAATTCTTTGGTATTTTCATGGTTTTTTTAAAACTTTGGAGAGTTATGCAATCAGATAATTATAAAAAAGATAGTTTTGATGACATCAATGGCTATGCAGAATTGTTAAGGAGGTTGGTAATCAATGAACAAGAAAAGAGGTAGAAGACCTATGACTCCAAAAATGCTCAAGCTATTGCAATTTATAAAAAATTATAGTACAAAATTTGGATATATGCCAACTTTTAAAGAAATGGCTGATGAAATGGGCTACAAAAGCAAAAACTCAGTAAGTGCTCTAGTCAAAAAATTAGAGGACAGAGATGAGATAAAAAGAGATTATGCAGGTTATAGCAGAAACATTATATTAAATGGTTAAAGTAATAAAAAAATCTGACATAGAAATTGTAGCTGAGTTTGAAGAAATTTTTGATGGTGCAACTGTAGAAGAAGCTACTGAAAAAGCACACAATCAAAAAATGCCTGGTGAATCTGCAAAGTTTATAATCACCGATACCAGATTTACTAAGGCAAATATTAAACTAATCGGTGAGGTAAACGATGGCTCTAAGTAATAGTAATGTTCGTTTGTATGCAAAGTTAGATAAGGCACACAAAAAGATTATGGGTGCTAAAGAAAAAGGTAGACAATGTGTACATACCCTAAACAATTTTAAAGAATACAATCAGTTATTCAGAAGAATTGTAGAGGCAGAGAACAAAGATGCTAGATTTTTATATACTTAATTAAGTATATATCAAAAGTTGTGAAACTTACTTAGGGATAGTATACTCTAAATGAAAGGAAAGACATGAAAATCACAAGAGAATATAAAAGAAATCTAAATCAAGATAATTGGTTTTATGTTGAGTTAGGCAAAAGATTAAAACAAGCAAGATATACCAAAGTAAATGAGTTTACTGGTAAAGAATATGTAGTTACTCAAACTGCAGTTGCCAATTCTGTTAATACTAGCTTTCAGCAAATTCAAAAATATGAAAAAGGTATCAATCGAATTCCAATAATTAGTTTAGTTAAAATTGCTAAATTTTTAAAAAAACCTTTAAATTATTTTTTAGATATACAAGAACCTAATGAAGAACTCCAAATGGCTTATAAAGATGCGATGGATAGACTTTCGGAGAACAGGTAATGTTTGTTCCTTTAAAAGAAAAGTTAAACAGATTTATTCCTGACATTAAAATACAAGAAGAATTTGAATATTATAAAACTATCTTACCTAAAATGATTGCTAATGGTCATGCAGCTCATCAATCTATACCTGGTTATGATACTTGCAAACCAGAGATTGAGGCTTTTAGATGGTTTGATGGTATTAATATTCCTGTTCATGGTTACTGTGATTTAAAAGGTGATAAACTTATTATTGAAGATAAATGTCAATTTCCAAGAAAAGGTATTATCAAAAAAGATGGTACTAGGTCCTGGAGCACCTCTAAATTACCAGAAGATAGTCCAAAGAACTTTCATTTATTACAGGTAGATTTTTATTATTCAGTATTTAAAGTTCCAATCTATCTTTGTTATATTAATGAAAAGTCTTACAAAGTATTTCATGCGGATAATTGTGAAGAATTAAAACCAGAGAATATAGAAAAAAGAATACCTAGAATAATTCAAAGATGTAAGGTTAGGCAAAATCTTATGAAAATTAGTTCAGATCCAAATGTACTTAAAGATTACATCCAACCACAATTTGATCACATGTTTTGGAAAAATGATTTAGATGAAGACTATTTAAGAAATGCTATAAAATTTTGGGATAGTTAAAAAACATTTCAAAACCCAAAAAATACTAACTTTGTCGCACCTAAAATAAAACACCCTAAAATCTCAATCGTCTATTCTTCAATAAAAATATTTTTTTCTAAAAAATTGAAAAATCCAATTTGATATAATGTCTTTATAAAAATTTTTATGAGAAATTTTTATTAGTAATTAAAATTAATTACTTAGCTATAAAACATTGTGAATAGGGTTTAGTTAGTTCTTGGAAAGGGAGTTATGTTTATGAACATAAATCAACAAGAACCAATACCTTACCACATCAGAATGAGTTTAAAATATGATGAGGTAAATGAGTATTGGGAAAAACAAAACATTCCTTATGTAACTAAAGTTGAAGCAGAAAAAGCTGTTAGAAAACTTATGGTTAAATTTGGAAAACCAAGATTTGCACCTCCTAATATTAAATATAATATGACAAGGTACAGATCGGTTAAGAATGTTTGGTATAAAACTTATGTTTGTTTATCTGGTAATCCAAAAAGTCCAAATAAAGGGTGGAGAGATATTGTTCATTTAATATCTCATAAAGTTTATAGATACAGACATGGTTTCGCAAGAAACAATCAAAATGGTTTTAAACCACATTCTATACAACAAGCTGAACTAGAACTTGAAATGGCAAAATATGTTGTCAATCAAGGATGGTTAAATGGTGTTCTAAA